ATTCGCGAGCTGGCCCACGACGAGCTGATCGACAGGCTGTCGGATATCCGCAACCGTCGATTGCTCGCCGCGCTCGACTTCAAAGCTGCTCATGAAGAGCGTATGCGGAAACTCAGTGGCAAGTTCAGCGAGCAGTGGGAGAAATCCTACGAACGCATTCGCCTTCGCCTACTCAAGATGGCGGATGACATTGACAGAACCGATAGTGATATCAACAAGCTCATCGCTCTCAGCCACAAGCTGACGATGACCGAAGAAGGTGTTGGTCTCTGATCAACAGCTTTAGGGAGATCAACAATGCTTTTCACAGTGTTTCTGCTAGTTACAGGAGTTGTAAACACCTACATGCTGATTGGGATGGCGATATATCTCAAGGCTATCCACAAGGATATCGCCGTCATCCGCTATATCGCTGATGCGAAGTGGTCACGCAAATGACTGATGAATCTTTTGAAGACATTGCAATCAAGCGTGATCTCGTCCGTAGGCCAGAAGTTCGCCTACTTGCCAAGTGCCTCGCAGAGCTTGCGGGGGCAGATACCAAGGATATCGACATGATCTTCCTACGCATGGCTAATCGAATAATCACTCGTCCTGAAGCTATCAAGATGCTCAACGCCGTTTTGGAGATATGCATATGATCCAGATTGCTACAGTCTTCACCGAGGAAATCCGGCGTCGTTTCCGCGATCATCTTCCGCGTGACTGTATCAATCTGCTTTGCCTCATGGCGGAGCAATCACAGCAGCTCGAACAAGCTATCAACGTTGTTCATGAGCAGAACAAGAAGCTAATGAAGTTCGTTGTGCTTAGCACAGAGTATCGGCAGATACTAGAAGCACAGCAGAAGCAGTTTGAGAAAGACTTCGAACAATCAAACCTAACAGCGGAAGCTATCAAAGGGGAGGATAATGATAATGGCTAAACTTATTCCGTTCAAGCGGCCTCGTACCTTTACGACCCATGAGCGTTTCATCGAGGAAGTCCAGCATCGCATCTTTTCATCACAGCTCACCTACAATGAGATCGCCAATCAGGCCGATGTTGCGAAGACTACCGTTGCCAACCTCGCAAGGGGCAAGACCCAATGGCCTCGCCCTAAGACCCTATTTGGCATTATCAAGGCCCTTGGCCTGCGGCTGGAGTTACACTAATGCTTGTAACCCCTCGTCTATATGTCGCCATAGCCCTACGTGCGGCCCTACGCACCTATCGTGATCACAAGATCATGGTCAACCGATCCTATACGCCTGCCAACATGCTACGGACTGCCAGTAATATCACTGGTAAGAAGTTCAAGCCGGGTCACTATGACCATGCTATTGCTGCGTTGACGGTTTGGATCGACAACTACCAGCCGGAGCAATGACCATGGTTACAGCACCTGTAAGTGAAATGACCATTCGGCTGACAACACCAGATGACATGCACCTCCCGTATTATAGTCACAGTATTATGGAGGCGATTGTCACCTGTCCGAAGTGGGGCCTCATCCGTTATCGTGACAGGAAGTATTTCAAGTCACGCTATCGCGCCACCGCTCTTGAAGCTGGCTCGGCCATGCATGAAGTCTTTGCAGCCCTCCGTCTGTGGCAGCTCCGGCGACGACAACACCTACCGGATCATTTCGCCTATCATGCCAATCGTATCTTCGGCATCGACCGTGCCACGGCGTGCTTTTGGCCAAAGCCTGATGAGCGTGATGAAGCGCTCAATTTCTGTTTTGAAATCCTAAACAGCGGTGATTGGTACGATGATCCAACGGACAAAATCCGCACCCTCGCCAACATGGAAGAGACGACAATCAAGTATGTCCATGAGCAGCTTCAAGTCATGGATCGTAGTCGGATATGGGTCGAGGATATCAAAGACCCAACCAAGCGAGTGGGAATAGAAATCACATTCGACATTGTGGTCGATGAGATCATTCGCTACATTGGAACCATCGATGGCGTCGTGGTTCGTCCCGATGATCACCTACGACTTGAAGAAAACAAGACGGCCAATCGTATTGATGAAGCCTATCGTGAGAGTTTCAGAGTCAAATTCCAGCCAACTGGCTATACTGTGGCCAGTCGTCTCCTGTTTGACCACCCGATAACGGAGAATAAGATCCTTGCTATCAAGGTCAAGCAAACCCGCTCCGTTGAAGACTTCGTAACCTTCATTGAGCATCGCACTCCGGGGCGGCAATTCGAGGACTTCCATCGCACCCTGCTCTATACCCATCAGCTTGCCATGCTCTATGGTCCTGATCCTCTCAATGCTCCAATGTTCACCCATAGCTGTAATCGTTATTTCCGCCCCTGTGGGTTCGTTGACCTATGCCAAGCCAGTACCGAGGATCAGCAGATGATGTATGATGCAATGGAGACAACCCCCTTCTCACCATCTGAGCGTGCCATTCACGGTCGCGCCATCTAGTTACAGGAGTTGTAACCGTTATGTCTATCGAAGCCAGCGATCCCAAATCACGAACAACAGGCATCCTTTGGGGCCTGACCAAGGTTGGTAAGACAACATTTCTATCCAGCCTGCCGCCGCCGATCCTCTATGTCATGCTCGACCCCGATGGCGAAGCCGTCCTCCCCCTCAACGATGATCGCATCCACATTATGGCGCTATATGAACAAGAAGACGCAACGGTTGTCCGGTTCCTCAAGGACAAGATGCCCACCTTTATCAAGAAGAATGCTGGAGTCTACAACAGCTATGTATTCGACTCAGCAACATCACTTGGCCGCATCATCCTCAATCTCGCTATTGAGAACGAAGTTGGTGCTACGTCTCGTTTCACTCCTACCCTCGATGCACCCGGCCTCGGAGCCTACGGCAGCCGAACCAATCGCCTCATCGATATCGTCAATGTCAACCTCCGAGCCACTGCCCGCGTAGGTGCCCACTGCTGGTTCACGGCACATGAAGATGAGCCGAAGACCAACGCCAAGGGGGAGTTAATCTATATCACCATGGCTCAATCGGGCAAGACGATCAACGGCATGGGCTTGAACGTGAGCGAGATTTGGTTTATGCATATCACTGACAAGGGGAAACGATCCATCTGTATCGCCCCTGCGTATAGTCATAAGCCTATGGGTAGTCGAATGTTCGATACCTCTGGCAAACCAGACTTTGAGTTGAAGTTCGATCCAGCACTTCTGTCAGATCAACCACACAGCATTACAACCTGGCACGCTGCGTGGGAGAAGGGTGAGCGTAAGAAGTTGGCGCTCCCCCGTTAGTTACAGCACCTGTAAGCGAGTCCTTGCAGGCTGCTGTAGCTGATCATCACCAACCTCTAAACAACTAGAAGGAGTGTCAAACACAAATGGACGAACCCCTTTTACAGTTCTTCGAAGATGACTATCTGCCTCCCCATTTGGCAGACGTCTCGAAGCAGTTTCGGGAATTGGCAGAATGGATAGTAGATAGTCTGCCACGTAACCCCGAAAGAACCGTTGCATTACGACAACTACTCAACAGCCGTGATGCAGCAATCAGAAGCGCAAACTTTAAGGAGTGATCTACAGTGGCTAAGGTATCAAACAAAGTCGATTTCGACGAAGAAGACATCAAATCAGCCGCATCGTCTAAGCGTGGCCGTGATGATGATACGATCGTATCCCTTGATATGAACCTCGATGACTATGAAGATTTTGAACCGCTCCCGAACGGCGGCTACCCCTTCACGGTCCTCAAGGCTGAACTCCGTACCTCTGACAAGGGCAACGAGTATTACTATCAGACGCTGCAAATTCATCCGGACGACTTCCCTCCGGATTATGCAAGGGAGAATGCGCCTGATGGTTTGAACCTCAACTATAGCCGCCTTCAGAAGCCGACGGCCAGCAACCGTCGCAGCATAACAGCTGTAAAGAACTACATGCGTGCAATCGGTGTCCCGACCAATGTGTCAACCATCGACCCTGCCGTATGGGAAGGCAAAACCGGTAAGGTGTTCATCAAGAAGGGCACCTATAACGGCGAGCCGACCAATGAGATAAAGTCGATCGAGTCTCTCGACGACTAACAGCAACCATGGGGGCGGTGTCACAGCCGCCCCCCTCTTTGGAGTATAACAGCCATGATCGGTATCCTCATTCAACTGCTAATCGTGGGCATCATCATTGGCCTAATCTGGTGGGTGGTGGACTATCTA